CAATTCCAGATGAAAGAAACACATTTTACATGCACAGCGTAGATAGCAATGGTGTTGTCGAGTTCAGGGAGTGCCAACCTAAACCACAACCACAAAAGCAATACAAGTACGAGAAGGTGAAGTCAGTTTTTCAAATCAACAAAGATGAGATGCATGAAGGAGCCTACTGCCAGTTATTTAGCGGGGATTATTACGTAAAGCACAATGAGTGCGATGTTGTGCAGGCGCTAACTAATGATGAGCTTTACCGCAAAATCGAGATTGACCCAGTAAATGAGTTGATTGAGGACTTTGCGCGGCTAACCATGAATAAAACCGAAATGGAAAAGCTTTCACAGCGTGATTGTGAGGTTATTGAGATTTTAGCCGCTCACGCAATAGACAAGTTAGGAGTTAAGTAAATGAGTAAAATTCAAAAGTACATAGAAGATGCAGTAAACGCCGCTGTTAGTGAAGTGAAAACAAAAGGCGTTGAAATTAAAGACGTCTCAATCGATAACGGCGTGCATGTAGATAATGGTGATTTAACGGATGTCCTGTTAAAGCTGGCAGAGGCTCAGGCCATTATTGCTGAAGCTGTAGTTTCGGTGTCAAAGTCAAAGCCAACCATAAACCAATCATCAGCGATGTCATTTAACGCTGTAGATGACAAGCCCTACAAGTTTGAGGTGAACAAATGAGACTAGATAAACTAATCCACCGCGGTCACACCAAAATCAACGCACAGCGCATTCTATGGAATGAAGCAATCAAGGGTGAGCAACAAGGGCGAAAGGTCATTAAGGTGTGGAATGGGCCTAAAGAGTATCGTGACTTGGTAGAGGTGAGGGTGGGATAATGAATTACGGAGAAATGAGCGATTTTGAGGTTAACAAAGAAGTCGCAAAAGTAACAGATGGTGATTGGCATCATTGTGATGGAGATTTGTGGAAGGATGACTTACATGGTTTCCCAAGGGTATTCGACCCATGCAACAACCCATCAGACGCATGGCCTATTATTGTTGATAATGAAATAACCCTATTCAGAGACGTTAGCACTAATGATGTTTGGGGAGCCTTAGGGCGCGCATGGTTTACCTTTAACGGGCTAGAATCAAAAATTGGTGATAACTGTGAAGTAATTGACAAAAACCCATTACGCGCAGCAATGATTTGCTTTCTAAAGATGAATGATGCAGAGAGTGACTGAGTGGTACAAACAAAAGATGCCAGAAGCACAAATTATTTAACAGAGTAGGCACAAACTAAACTTTAAGTCTATAAAGTGTTAATATACATAGAACTTACTGGAGGTAAATCATGGCGACATTGATAGGCTTAGGGTTGTTTGTTGTAATCGCTGCAGTGGCTGTGTGGCTGCTTGCTACTTTTAATCCAAAAGAGTGGGTACGCACTGATGACCCAACTGTGATAGAATTAATAGAGAATTACGAGAAGTTACCCGAAGAAAAGAAACGGGTAATTAGGGATTTTGCCGATGATGGTTGATAACATTTTTGTCTTGCTGATTATAACGAGTGCACTGGTGTACTCGGGATTTGCACGACTACCATTAATGGTAATAGCTAACGTGCTGATGTTTATTTGTGTTGGTGCGTTTATAGAAAGCTCATGGGATGTATCACTCACACCTGGTTATGAGATTTACTATGTGGTCGGGTGTATTTACTTCTTAGTCATGGCCCTGATATTTAACATAGTTAAGGATAAGTTTTACAAGCTTATTGCAATTGTTATGTTGGTTCATGCCGGAGCAAGTGCGGCCATGCTGGTGTGGGATAGCTTCTATCTGTGGCATGAGGCTATAAACGACAACATGCTTACCATACAATGCATACTTGTTTGGTTATCCAGCGTGAGGAAGCCATGCAAACAGAAGTAACCAACCCGGCGGGGTACACACTAACCTTTCTCGGTGGAACCATAGCTTTTACAATGGCCGACATTATACAGATATTGGGTTTAATTGGTTTGTTTGCTGGCCTAGCAATAAGCGCATGGGGCCATATCATTAATAAGCAGCGAACAGCAGAAATGAGACGAGCCAACGACATTAGAGAGCGAGAGCTAAATGCAAAAGACGATTAGACGCGACAAGAAATTACAATCAAAAGTTGATAAGTATCTATCGACTACAGACATGCCACTCTCACACGCTATTGCCATAGCTAACGGTGATATACTTCGAGAGACGGCGCAAAAGCAAAACGAGCAGCAAATTAAAAAGTTTGCTAACCAACACAAAAATAAGGGCTAATTATGGATAAGACAAAGCACCAATCTAAACGTGGTGAGGGTGGAAACTATTCCGGCTACACAAACCGTAAATCAGACTGTGACAAGAAAGTCGAAAAGATGCTAAAGAAAAAGCCGACAAGCTAAACCGTTACGAGGCTATGAATGGCATCACAAAAAGAATAAATAGCCCCTATTAACGGGGCTTTTCTTTGTCTGGTATAAATCTGTTATAATTTATCTATGTTGTACGTTGAGGTTTATTTGAGGTATGAATACAAAAAAGAATAAAACATCCATAACGCCGAAATCAAGGAAGGAGATGAAGCCTAGAGGGCGCTCAAAAAGAACATTGATACTAGAGGCCATAAAAGAGAAGGCGCTCTTAGAGATGGACTCAGATAGCTCTAACGAGGACGCAGAAAAGGCTGTTTTTGGCTTCATGGCTGAGGCGGCATTCAATCCAACACAAGATACCGCTGCGGTTTCTAATACTTGCTTAAGCCAGCTAATGAAAAAGGGGTGGTCAGACTTAAAGCCAGTAATGCCTTGTGAAGAGTTCACGCTAAATAAAGGCGACTCGTTACATAATCAAGCTGCAGACTTGTTGATTGCAGTTAGTGAGGGAAAGATAGCTCCTGATGTTGCAAGCACTCTAATCACATCAATATCATCAATGCTTAAGATTAAAGAAGTTACAGATCTAGAAGATAGAATCAAGGCGCTAGAGGCTATGCAAGATGAATAGACTTTCACGGCTTAATAAGCTTGAGATGTCTATTGCTGCAGATTCGGGCGAATACGAAACGACTGTGATCGGCTTTGTATCACCAAAAACAAAAGACCTCACAAAGTGTTACCACTTAGTTAATGGTAGGTGGGAGCCAACCGCAAAGAAGCCAACAGCCTATTTTGCTGAGTGCTTAGAGCCGCTATTTTTAAGACCGAAAAGGTTTAACATTCTTATTGGTGGTCGAGGCTCTGGTAAGTCGCTCGGAAAGGGTGGGCATGGTGCAATAATGATGCACGACCAATCAAAAAACTTAATGTGTATTCGTGAGTTTCAAGCGTCAATATCTGATTCGGTACATGCTTTACTAGGTGAAGAGATAAAACGCCTAGAGTTAAGCAATGCTGAGATAACAGAAAAGGCAATCAGGTTCCTTCATAACAACACTAACGCTAAGTTCATGGGGTTATCTAGAAACCCAGAGTCTGTAAAATCAGCGTTCGGCTTTCTTGATTGGTGGATAGAAGAGGCGCAATTTTTATCTGAAAAATCACTGAGGACTCTTACTCCGACAGCTAGACAGAAGCCACGCAAGGGGTTACCTGGCAAGCAGGAGGATGTGAACACAAATGAAATAAATATCGAATCGGTCAGTATGACGTTTTGTGCTAACCCTGCCTCAAGTGAAGATCCATTTTCTCAGAGATTTATTGTACCGTTCAAGAATGAATTAGACGCAAGCGGCATATATGAAGATGATATGCACCTCATTATAAAAATGAACTGGAGTGATAACCCTTGGTTTAATGAGTCTGGGCTTGAAAGTGAAAGGCAGTTTGATTTTAAAAACCTTCCAAGAACCACCTATGATTGGGTATGGGAAGGCGGGTTTAATGACGAGATAGAAAACGCGCTAATTAAAGCAGAGTGGTTTGATGCCTGTATTGATGCTCACGAAAAACTAGGCATGAAAGAGTTTGGTGTTTGCAAGGTTACGCACGACCCATCCGACCTTGGAGGCGACCCTAAAGCTATATGCGTTAGAAAAGGGAATATAATTACTAATGTAGCGCAAAGAACTGATTTGGATGTGAACGAAGGTAGTGACTGGGCCTTAGGTGTTGCTATAAATGAAAATGCAGATCAATATGAGTGGGATATTGGCGGCATGGGTGTAACCCTCAAGCGTGATGTCAATAACGCTCTACATGGGAAAAGGATTGATGCTTATCAATTTAACGGGGCTACTGGCGTGGATAATCCAGATAGTGTGTATGAGCCTTCCGGTGCCTCCAACATGCAGCAAGAGAAAAAAAACAAAGAAGTGATCAGGAACTTAAGGGCGCAGTGCTATCTTTCATTAAGAGATAGAGTGTTTAGGACTTACTTGGCAATAACAAAGGGCGTGATGTGCGACCCTGAGAATTTAATATCTATTAGTTCTGGGTGCGAAAATCTGCCAGGACTGAGGTCAGAGCTTTGTAGGATGCCAATTAAGCCCACTCACGGAACTTTTGAGCTTTACACTAAACAGGAAATGCGCAGCAAGTTTAAGGTGCGATCTCCTAACCTTGCCGATGCGGTTATGATGAGTGAACGCAAGCATGGTATAATTTATGGTGACGATGATTTCGACATCCCAAACGAGGTTAACTACTGGTAATGGCTATGAATGAAGAAACTAAAATAGGTCAAATTCTGGCCGACTACGGACGAGCTTGGCAGGCACAAGAAGATCAACGAGAAGCCCTGATTGAAGATAGGCGCTTTAAGAATGTTGCCGGCTCTATGTGGGAAGATTCGATAGGGCGTCAATTTGCTAACCGTCCGCGCTTTGAAATGGACAAGATAAGCCGAGAGATTAACCGGCTGATTGGTGAGTATCGAGCAAATAGAATTAGCGTTGATTTTCGTCCTGATGGCGGCGCAGCTAGTGACAAGACAGCCGAGATAATGAACGGCATGTATCGCAGCGATGAGCGAAGAACAAACGGGCAAGAAGCCTATGACAACGCATTCACTGAAGGTATTGAGGGTGGTATGGGTTGCTGGCGCTTAACCACTAAGTACGAGGACGAGTACGACCCAGAGAATGACCTACAGAATATTTGCTTTGAGCCGGTGTTTAGCGCTGGCTCGATGGTTATATGGGACCCTGATGCTGTTAAGTATGATAAGTCTGACGCTAGAAAGTGCTGGCTACTTCATGAATACACGCCGCAAGCATTTAAGGATAAATACCCTGACGCTGAGTGTGGATCGTTTCCTAGCGCGCCAATAGATAACTATAGCGCTAGATTTAATTGGTTTCGCAAAGATGTGGTTTACGTTGCTGAGTACTTTGAAAAGCGCGCAGAGACAAAGACAATTATCACCTTTAAAAACCCGATGACAGGTGAGAAGGTTAGTTATTACCAAGACGAGGTAAAAGAAGTCCTAGACGAAATGATGGACTTGGGTTTTGAGCAGTTGGGCACTAAGAAGATTAAGCGTGACTCTGTTTACAAATGCTTTGTGACTGGCAATCAGATTGTTGAGCCAGAGCGAAGAATATCAGGCGATGCTATCCCTATTGTGCCTTATTACGCTTATCGAACATACATTGATGGTAAAGAGTTTTATCATGGTGAAGTACGCAAGATGAAAGACCGCCAACGTCTAATCAATATGCAGGTCTCAGCGCTTGCAGAGATTAGTGCGACATCACCAAAAGAAAAGCTAATACTTGACCCTAAAGCGGTTCAGCGTCACTTGTCGTCGTGGTCACGCTCTAACATTGATAATAAGCCATTCTTACTATTGGATGGAACCGATAAGGGAGGTAATGCAATTGACAGCCCAATTAAAGGGCAGACAACGCCACCACAAGTACCACAAACAACAGCGGCATTAATGCAGTTCATCACTGATGATATTAACCAGGAAATGCCAGTTACCGACCCAAATGTGACCAGTAATGTTTCTGGTGTTGCGGTTCAAAAGGCTCAACAGCGCAGTGATATGAGCACGTTTATCTTAATGGATAACATGGCTAAGTCTATGCGTCGATGTGGCGAGATATGGCGAGGAATGGCGAGAGAGGTGTACTCTATGCCTAGAGTGTCTAGGGTTGTTGGCCCTGATGGTTCAACCAAATCAGTTAACCTAATGGAGACTGTACTGGATGATAAAACAGGGATGCCAGTACACCTAAACAATCTAGGGCAAGGCAAGTATGAGGTTGTAACCGATGTTGGTCCTAGTTTCTCAACCAGGCGAGATGCAATGCTGGACACATTAACTAACGTTATTCAATTCACCCCTGATACTAACCCGATCTATCCATTTATGATGAGCGGAATTATTGAGAACTTATCAGGCCCGGGCTTAGATGATGTGAAAGACATTAACAAGTTGCTTAAGCTGCAAATGAAAATGCAGTACGGGCTAGCAGAGCCAGAGGACGAAGACGAAATGCGCTACATGCAAATGCTACAGCAGCAACAGCAAGCAGCAGCACAGCAGCCTGACCCAATGATGTTAGCAGCACAAGCAGAAATGCAGAAGGGCATAGCGGCACAACAGGAAGCACAGGTTAAGTCTGAGAAAAACCAGATTGATCTATACAAAGCGCAAACCACGTATAAGATTAACTCAGAGAAAAACCAGATAGATGCGGCCGAGGCGGGAGTCAAGATCCAGAATGTTCAAGCTGATACGTTCGGCAAAAAACTTGATAATG